AGTGTTGTAATCTCTGTACCACGACCACCTTCTCTACGAGGTAACCAGAAATCTTCAAGCATACTCATATGCTTTCTGTCATCTCTGATCTCACCAGTTGATGCATCATACACCAACTTGTTCCTATAACGGTTCATTACCTCTTTAAGGTACTGTTCCGCCTTCATCTTAGGAAGATTACCTACATCGATGTAGAAGATCCTCCTCTCAGGAGCACGACTCAACCTGTAGATAACAAGAGAGTCCTCAATCATTCTTAGTTGATTGAGTGCCTTGATTGACTTGTGCAGATAAGAAAGGATAGTTTGTTTGTTTCTATCTACCAATCCAGAATGACAGAATGTTATAGCATCTGGTGCAATCTTAACTGGTTTATTCTTATGAGCAAATGGTGTGCTACCTATAGCACCCATATTATTTTTACCCTGTTGTGAATTTGGATCGTACTGATAGAACTCTTCTATCTCAGGGTTTTCTACGTTGGACGGATCTACTCCTTGATTAACTGCTTTAATCGCTGATTGTAATGTAGGATCTGTCTTGAGTTTTCTTACTAGTTTAATCTTTAATGGATCAATATATCTTACTTCTTTAATTCCTTCTTCTGGCTTCTTGACATCAATTACCTTGTGGTAATAAATTCTTCCATCAACATACCAGTTCCTAAGAATTTCATGAGACTTCTTATCAAAATCTAAAACTTCTTTTACGGTTTTAAATTCTGCTCTAATGAGCTCCTTAAGTTTCTCAGATGCAGGAAGATTCTCCAAATCGATTTCGACTGGAGAATCATTCTGATCCGAAACTATTGCTTCGTTTATAATATCTTCGATGGCACTATCCACTTCTGGATGAAGTGCCATTTCACGATATCTTTTTATTAACTCATACTCGGACTTAAATACACCGTCAATGTCTACGTATTGCCCATAGAATCCACTCGAAACATAATAGTCCGATGAATCCTCTTTATTCTGAGGTACAGGTGAGACGACATTCTTTTGTTTGTCGTCATCCTTCTGTATCTTAAAACCAAATAATTTAGCCATTAACTCACATCATACTGGGCTTTCCCAGTTATTTATATAAGATACTTAAGCGCTTGGATTTGAACCAAACATAGAATTATCTTCACTACCCTTAAAAGCATCCCACCACTGGACTTGTAGGTCCACTGTGAACTCTTCTATTGTATCGGGTTGATCGTATGATAACTCAATAGCACTAACGTTTGTTGGGAATATTCCGTGGAATTTGTAAGACTTTAATACTGGTAACTTGTCGTCAGCTCCTTGGATAGAACCACCCTGACCTGCTGTTGTTTGAACAGTTGATCTTCCCAACTGATAAACCATAGCGTCAGTCTGATAATCTGCAGGAGTTGTTTCTCCAGTAGCATTATCATGTTTGTTGATTCCATTCATCCACAACTCAAAAGCATTTCTGAGATTGAATGTGGTGTCGTTGATGACAGTGATTGTCCACACATCAAATGTGCGGTCACCAGCAATCTTGAGGTTTCTTCCTCTAAAGGGAACATCAATAACGTTGATGTTCGATGCAGGAAGGTTTGCGGCCTTAACCATAAACCTTGCATCTTCGGGTGCATTTGCATCTATGCCTACACCATCAGGAAATTGAAGTACAACCTCAAATAGATTAGGCCTTGCACCACCACCGATAAGTTTTGACTTGAACGAGTTAATCGTCCTAGCACCTATATTTGGTAAGTTCTTGGTAGACATTCTGTTAAGTCCTCTCTTCGTATGTATTTAGTAAGGGGTTAGTAATTAGACAGAGCCAACAACTTCATCGAAGCTAATACCAGTTCTTGTAGCAACAAAGGTTAGACCAATGAAGTTAATAGAACGTGCAGGCTTCACGAAGATGTCTGCCTTAAAGGTATTTGAATCTATAACAGCAGGTGTGTTATTAGTTTCATCACAGATGACTACGAAGTCGGAAATACCTCTCTTAGCTTTGACATCACGAAGATATGGTTCAACAATATTCAAGAAGTTTGTTCTTGTAAGATCATCGTTGAACTCAAAGAGTTGTGATCTTGCGGCTCTCTCGATTGTACCCTCAATTGTAAGGAACAAACGACGAACGTTAATTCTATCGAAGGCAGATGCCTCTTTCTGTGCAGTTTTGTCACCGAATAGAACTATACCAGCACCAGCAGAGAATACAACTGGGTTAATCCTCTTAGGATATAACTCATCTCTCTGTGCTTGTGATGGGTTGTATGCAAGTTTAATTGCATTGTTAATTGCACCTCTAGTCGCACCAGCAGGTGAGAACCAAGGGAATGAATTAATGGATGTTCTTGCCATCAATCCAGCAACGTCACCATTTAGAGGAATATAACGGAATGTGTTATTAAACCTGTCATAGGTGTACTTGTAACCAGAGTCGAAGACTGCATAAGAACTAGAAGTCAAACTATCATAGAAAGCAATGATGTTCGATGTCTGTTGATCAGAATTTGTTAGACCAACAACTCCAGCTCTGTAAGGAGAAATACAAGCGATGCAATCCTTACGGACGGCAGCAATACTGATTAGTTTGTTTGCTTTTGCTTGTGCCTCATAGATGTTGTCTCCACTTGAAGGACCTTGGATTAGATAGTTAACAGAGTATTCTGCAGGGTTATCTAGAACTTGGTAAGAAGTTACAATGTCTCCTAGTGTGCAAGCATACTTGTCAGTTCCACCGTAATCGTTTCCGTTTGTAAGGGAATAGATGTTAGGGCCAGCACCATTGAATGTTACTCCTTGTGCCTTTGTACTCCAAACACCAGTTGAATCAACAGTGTATCCACCTAATGTTGTATGCTTCAGACCAATACCAGTTTGAGCAGCACCAACAAATGCATAGTTAGAGTAGTTTGCAATGTAGTTCTTGTAGTAGATGTCTGTAGAAGGAGAAACCTTAGCATCATTTGCCTTGGATAATCCAGTCCACTTCTCTACGATGTTTCCAGAACTACCAGTTACTTTACCAGTGTCATCAACGATAAGAACATGGAACTCGTCATTCTTAGAATTCCTTTCCTTAGCGTATTCTGTAGTTGTAGGACGATCAGCAACCTGTTTCCAGTAGACTGTACTGTTTGTAAGTCCAAGAGTCTGTTGATCATACCAGTCAGTGACAGTGTTACCTTCTCTCAGGTAAATTCCACTATCAATACCAGACATAACTAGGAAGTCTGTGTTAGCAAACGCAACAGTTGCTGCGGTGTCCATTATAATTTGACCAACACCACCAGTTGTTGCATAAGAAACAATGGTTCCTGTGTAAGTTCCGTTAAGTGACTTAACTTGGTCGCCAGGGCCAGACTTAAGAGCACTGAAGTCAGGGCCGTAAGCAATGACTGTAGAACCGATTCCGACTGTTGCTTGGAATCTTTGTCTTTCTATTCTCTGTTGAACACCAGAATCATTAAAAACTTTAAGGCGGTTAGGATGGTTGACTGTAGTAAGAGCATTCTCGAACTCCTCGAAAACACCAGCGTCATATCCTTGGAAAGCAGAAGTTGTTGATCCTTCTTCGTAATCAATCGAACTCCAAACATCAGTTGTAACGTTATGCTTACTTACAACTTTAACATCAACTGATCCAGCATTGATTCCAGTTATGATACCTTTAACATAACCAGTTTGAATACCAACGGTTCCGTCTGTATTTGCAATACTAGTTGAGAATCCAGCAGTAACAGCATATCCTACTGTCAAACCTTCAGTACCGATAGCGACCCTTTGGTCTGCCTGTGAGTCAATTGTACAAATCTTAAGATCATTTGCCCAAGAGCCAGGGTTCCTTGCAGCATAAAGCCACTCAGTATCCGCAGATCTATTATTGTAATAATCTTCAGATGATGCAATCGAAAGGTTTGTTATCGCAAGACCAACAGGTGCGTTAGCATTGGATAGTGTTGGGTTAGAAGTTCTTAGAACTCTAAGAATTCCACCGTATGATAGGTAAGCAGATGCTGACATCCAGTACTCGTACTGTGCATCGGCACTTTTTGGTGAACCAAACGTCTCTAGAAGGTCGGCCTCTGTCTCGATTAGAACTGGCTCATTAACAGGCCCTTTTTCAAAGGGTCCTGCAATTGCACCTACTTGATCGTTGATGCCGTCAATCCTTCCTACAGTTAGGTCAACTTCTCGTACCTTAACGCCTGGAGATACTAGATTAAGCGTCATGTTAGTATTCCTCGGAAACTCAGTTGTTTTCTCTACAACTTATTTATTGTTTGGATGTTTTCAGTGGGGAAACGATGCGTGAACCCCTCACCAATCAGGATATACCTCTGGTTTATTTCGTTTTCTTTTAGATTTAACTCGTCTTATAGTACAACTCTTACATTCATACGAATAAGATGATGGCAATACACCTCTATTCTTTCGTGTGAGGTAAAACCCATCTGTTAAACTTTTAGTTTGATTGCAGACTCTACACTTTCTCTCGTGTAATACCAAATGTCCTAAATCAAATTCATCATCTAAATCCATTTTATTATACTGATATTACAGCTGTTACCTCTGGAAACTTTTCTTTAACTAGTTTTTCTATACCCATAGTTAATGTCTGGGCACTCATAGCACATCCTGCACAAGCACCTAACATCCTTACCATGACTATAGGTCCTTCCTTAAGATAGTCTATTGCAACAAACTCAAGATAACCTCCATCCATTTCTACATAAGGACGGATTTCATCTAATACTTCATTTACATTTGCGTCGTTTAATTCCATTACATGTAATCCCACATAAATGATCGATCACCATATTCATCTACATTCCATTTGGTTCCTTCATCATCAACAAATGAAGTCTCTTGCAATCCATCTTCTATGAATCCAAATGGTGCCATGTCTTGTTCTATCTGATCCCTTTGATCATCATAGACTCGTTTTCTAATATCATCATCAGTCATCTCCTTGAAATAATCTTGCACGACTAACCATGCAAATATCACAAGACACATTGCCAAGTCATCATTACATCCTTCTTCTGCTTCAAATGAATTAGCCTTTTCAATAAAGGTAGTTAACTCTGCAATAATGTTATAGTCGGTGATTAAAAGTTTATCAGATTCAATAAGAGTCTTTAGGTTTAATGCACCCATCTTCTTAACCGTCTTGGACATCTTGACTCCAAGCTGAACCTTACTGCCAGAGAATCCTTGACCCAAAACTTGACCAGCCCTACCCCTCATTGCAGTCATTAGAACATTTTCATATTCCATATCATAGAAAAGTATAGATGCAATTTGATCCCCTACATCATTTACTTCTACTAAAAGATATGCATTATTATATGCCTTTGCAAATTGAATAATAACACTAGGAAATAACATTGGTTTTATATGGTTATTCCTATACTTAGCAACTACCTTATATGGGAATGTAGTTGTATCGAATACAATAAAGGCAGAGTAATCCTTCTCTACACCTCTTGCAACGTCAACAGTAATTATATAATTATGTTTGTCTATTGGGTTTTCATATATCTCTCCACCCCTATCACCTCTACCAATTGGATCATCATATGATAATACCTTTAACTTAGCTGGAGATATTAAAGTATCAACAGATCCTAAGAACTCACACTCAAACTCAA